CCGATCTTCGCGTAGTTACCGGACGAGCCGATCTTCGCGTAGTTACCGGACGAGCCGATCTTCGCGTAGTTACCGGACGAGCTGATCTGCGCGGAGTCACCGGGCAGATTCGTTCCATTTGACTCATATTCCGTTTTTTCAAGCGTGCAATCAATGCACGCTTTCAAGAACCCTTTAAGTCCGAGTTTTGCGCCGACGTGAATTTTATTTGTTGCCCGCTTTTCTCCGTCATTCCATACCTGACCCAATGCTTCCACTTCCGCAAATTCAGAAAAATTTCCGTTGCCATCCACGAGATCGTAATGGTTCAGAACCTCCCACGGGTCCTCGCAAAAATGCATAACTCCTTTGTGGCAGCATCCCACACCGTACTCCTCATATGTCGTGTTTTCCTCGTACTGTTTCCCTTTGCAGGAAAAATCTTTCTCGAATCCCTTAAAACCTTTCATTCCCATTGCCTTTTCTCCTTTCATGTGCTATGATGATGTTGTCTTTTTACGGATGCCCTTCGTCTCTCCGGAGGGCATTTTTTACATTCTCAACCACATCTGGAACACTCTGTCTTTCTTCTTTTTTGCCTTTTCCGCTTCTGTTCTCTTTCGCTTCTCCTTCGCGTCAACCGCCAGAAAAGCAAGATACCCGAGAATCATCAGCGAAAAGCACCAGAAGAACCCGCCCCAATTGATATTGCTGATGGCCACGAGTGCCGTAACCCACAGAATCACTTCTGCGGCTACAATTTTTTTCTTCAATGCTTCGCCCTCCATTTCTCCAGCTCCACTGTGTCGAACACAAGCGGGCTATTTCTCTTCATCGGGTTGATTTTCCTAACAACCCCCGCCGGTGCGTATTTCTCGGCGCGTTCAAGTACCGCTTCGCCCAATAACGGGTTTTTCAACTTGAGAAGCTCCGATTTCCGCATATACCGCGCCGGATATCGGATCCGGTTTTCTTCTGTTTTCTCTCTGATCCTGACCTCTCGTCCCAGAAACATGAAAAGCATCTTTTCCGCTTCTACTTTCGTAATTTCTTCCATCCGGGGAACCTCCTTACATCACTAACACGGTCGCCACTACCGCCGCCAATGCTCCGAAAGTCACCAGCCAAGCGCTAAACCAAAACGTCGCCCGCTTTCTGGCTTCGTGGATAACATCAACCGCAAACTTCTCCTGTTTCGTCTCTTCCATGTTTCTCCTTAGCTCTGTAATTTCCACCGATTACGTTCCCTTTTTCGTCCAGCCAGTCCCACAGGTAGCGGCCTTTCCCTGAGTTTCTCCACTGTCCAAGACCTCTGAGCATTCCGTAATCAAGCCACTCTGTCACGGCTCCCGCCAATCCATCAGTCAAGCACTGCACCGTGAATTCGATCCACGCCCCCGCCGGGATGCTCTCGCTGTTTGCTAACGCCACGCGCTCGCCCTGCGGTGTCTGTCCTCTCAGCGGCCGCTCGCAGTTTCCGATCTCTCCGTCAAAGTGAATCGGGATCTGACGCTCTTTCACGAAAATCAGCCCGTCAATCTCTTTCTTGTACGCCTTAATTTTCGAGCTTTTCGTGTTCGGAACCTTACGCAGCATTCCGGCCGCATCTTTGAAAAATCCCTTAATCTGGTAGTCCCAATAGATCGGCACGCCATCTTTGTTTCTCGGGAAAACGGTCATTGCTTTCTCAATCGTCTCTTCCACGCCGACTGCTTCGACCTCTTCCTTCTTGCTCGGCGCATTCGGTGCCAGAGACGCAATATAGGTCTTGTGAATCTCCTTATCTGCCGCCGCTGTTCCAAGAATTTCCTCGGTGAATGTTAATCTTACTTTGATTTCCTGCATGTTGCTTTCTCCTTTTCGTTTTTATTTTTTGATTTCGGCGCTCTGCCCTCTTCGCTGCGCACCTGCGTATCAATCCGCCGCACTTCATTTCCTTTGCTTGTCTGCTCGCATCTATGATTTGCCTTGTTATGCCGTTGCTCATCCTGGCTTCCAGTGCTATTCCTTTGCTCCGACCTGCGATTCCTTTCCGTAGCATTCCGGTTCGTTGGCTCGCTGTACCATGCCCTCGCTCAGCTCTACTGTTCGGCGCCATTCCATGGCTTTTCGTTGCCCAGTCTTTCATGGCTATTCCTTTGCTTTTCAGCTCATGACGGTGCATCGCTATTCCATAGCCTTTCTACTCAACGTTTGGCCTTTTCATCGCTGATCATGCCCGCGCGTTGCTGCTCCTTTGCGTCTCTATGCCATCATAGCTATGCCATTGCGGATAGAATTTTGTTGACGAAATATCTCTGCCCTTTTCCCGTTACTTTCGGGGTGCGGCTGATCCGAACATTTCCGTTCGGCTGGGTTATGGTTGACTCCTTAATCTCCATAACGCCGAGGTCCATGCTCTTCTGCGTCGGCATGTTGTAACTGGCTCCGTCCTTCCGGATCAGATAGCCGTGTTCCCGCATCCACTGGAAGAGCCGCTTCTCGCCGATGTCAACCCCGTTCTGCTTAATCAGCTTTGCGAGGTCTCCGATCAGAATTGACGTTTTGCTTGCGCTCACCGCGTCCGCGAAAATCTCTTTCGGACGCATCCGCTCAATGGCTCGGTTCTGCTCCTCAATGGTTTTCTGCGCTTCGAGGACTGCCAGAGCAAGTAACTCTTTGCCCTGCGGTGCTGTCTGCTGATACCCACCGGTTTTCCGGATCGCCGGGAGAACCTCCGACGTTATCCAGTGCTTGAATCTCTTTGCTTCTTCCATCTTGCTCGAGAGAATCAAGCTATACAGCCCGGATTCGTTAATCAGCGTCACTTCCCGTCGCTGACCTGCCAGAACGATTTGTTCGGTCAGCTTGTCCTCGGCGTCTACGTGGTCCCGAATGGCTTTCTGCTGGTTCTGGTACTTCAAGACCTTTGCGATACTGGAGCCAACGAACCACGGTTCTCCATTTCGCATCTCGATTCGAATACTCCCGAACTCTGCATTCGTGATAATCATTTCGTTCATGCTTCCACCTTCTTTCTGTGGTCAAGAAAAAGCTATTTTGCCTACCGAGCAGCGCTTGCGATGCTCAATATATGTTTTTATATCTTTTTCTTATTCTTATTCTTATTCTAGGGGCGTTACTGTGACGCTACGTCCCTGTTAGCGTAACGTTATGATAACGTTACTAAGCAAATTGCAATGACCCTGTTTGCGTTTTTGCTTAGTAATATTTCTCGTTCCAGTGCCGGATGCGTCGGTAAAGTTCATCTGCCGCAGCGACTTTTTCAAGTTCTTCTTTGGTGATCGGCCGCGGCTCTCCGGCTTCCAGTTTTTCGATTTTCTTTTCCAGATCTGCGATTTTTCCGAACAGCTTTGCACTTGCATACTCTTCACTTTCCAGATCGTCCGCCAGATGTGGTAACGAAAGTAATGTTTTCAAGATCCCCATAGTTTTCACGCCTTTCATGTGTTATACTCCATTGGAAAGGAGTTACTAAATTATGCAATTACCAGATTATTCAAATCTTGAGCTTTCCCCTTATCAACAATTTGTCATCCGAACTCTACCGCTATTCAAGAGTGCTATCTTCTATCGGAAAAAGACCTTAGCACTTCTTTGCGAATACGGTATGATACATCGTGTGCATCGAGTTTTGTTCGGCCATTGGATATATGAACCAACTGACCTCGGAAGAATGTATTTTCGTTTTAAGAGAAAAGATCATCTTCGTTTCCTGATACCTACCACCATTTCAATAATTGCATTGCTCGAAGCATATGATGTGCTAACCATTCCACTTCTTCGCGACACATTACAAGCAATAGGCTCACTAGTGAGAAGTATATTGGGAAGTCTGGGTGTCTTTTTGTAAACGATTTGTGTGGTGTAAAGATCCACCAGTTAATAAATCTTTTTAAGAGTTTCATGTTCCCTCCTTATGTTTTCTGTAACCGGGCTTTATCGGCTTCTTCTTTGATCGTCTTTCGCGCGGATTCTGGGAGAACCGCATTTGTTTCGATCAAGCACATCATGTAGCCGCGGTTAAACTCTGACATATTCGGCAGCGCTTTTTTTAACTGCTCCGCGATTGTCTTTTCTCTATCACTCATGCCGTCAACCTCCTTTCATTGCTTTGTGAGCTTATTATATCACATCGTGAGTATTTGTCAATACTTTTCTTGACTTTGTGAGTTTTTTGTGCTATTCTTACTCATGTAAGGAGGTGATACGGATGTCGGAGATCAAAGATCGTATCAAAAAGATAAGAGACGATCAGCATCTAACCCAAACAGATTTCGGCGCAAGAATCGGCGTAAGAGGTAACACCATTACCAATTACGAAACAGGGCTTAGAAAACCGTCCGAAGCCGTCATGATGGCAATTGCGCGAACATTTGACGTAAACATGGTATGGTTAAAAGAAGGAACCGGGCAGGCTTACATTCAGAAAACAAAAGATATGGAGCTTGCAGAAATGTTTGCAGATGTTCAGCTGTGTGATGATGGGAGTTTCAAGAAACGTTTGATTACCGCACTCGCACGATTGGACGAAAAAGGTTGGGAAAATCTTGAGTCTTTGCTGAATTTGATTAACGAAACAGAATAAAGAAGAAAGTCTAGGGCAATGCGCAAACCCTAGACTTTCTTTTTTTAACTCAATAATCTTTTCACGTACGTATAAATGGTTTTTAACCAATGCAAATTGGTACATTCGTTCACCAACTTACAAATTTGATTTTTATAGAAACTTTCAACTTCCGGTTGTTCATCTCTCATGATTATGTACCTCCCTGACAGTCTCAATCAAAATAGTGATACCACGATCATAGAACATTCGTTCGAGAATGTCAACCGTGCGCCACGTATCTGCCTATTTCGATATACAGAATCGCTAATTTTTCAACTTTTTTCTCCCCTCCTTATTGACAGTTTTTAAAAATATGATAAAATTTTCCGTATAACATCTTTATATTTATATTACACCGGATACCGCACAAGATGTTGACGTAATTTCATGTGTGCTTGCTCTTTTGCTTGATAATTTTCGTCAGAATCTTGATACAAAGGGGGAATTTAAGGTGACTACAAAGAAAGAGATGTTAGACACGTTTGCGGAAAATCTGGAAAAAGAGCGCATAAAGCTCGGGTATACTCAATGTGATTTCGCGAAAAAGCTGGGAATTTCGGCATCTTCTTACCGGAACATCATTTCCCGCCGCGTGGACACGTTCAGTATCATGCTTGCGCCGAAACTCTATGAGCTGACAGGAAGATTCTTATACGAGATGTTCGGGCAACGCAGTATCGAGATTGAAGTGCTGAACAAATTCCGCAAATTAACAGATCGGCAGAAAGCCTACATAACCGCCAAAATAGAATTCGAGCTTGAGATGAAAGCCAAAGAAGAAGATCCTGCGAACATGTTGGATGTCCTGCTTCTGACAGGAAACATGGAAGATGGGATGGTTCTGGATTCCGCACATGAAGAGCATGTGTATTGCCCGGAATATATCAAGAAATACGGAGAGCGGCTGCACTGTGGCATCCGGATAACATCGAACCACTTACATCCCGTATATATCAAGGGCGACATCATCGGAATCTCGAAGCGGCCGCCCAGGGACGGTGATACATTCGTCCTGGTCAATAAAAAGAACGGGCGGGCGTACATCCGTAAATTTATCCAGTCGGAACCGTGCAGAATGGAGCCGATAAACGGGTATGGGGATATCATAACCATAGATCCCGACAACCCGGACGAGATGAGGGAATGGGTTATGTTTGGCGTGGTTATCACGGTTCTGCGCAGATAGGGGGAGTCAATATGGCAGAGACAAAATATTGCAAACATTGCGGACAGGTTATTGACGCGGATTGTGTCGTGTGTCCGAAGTGCGGAAAGCAGGTTGAGGATCTTAAAACAGATCAGAAGAACGTTATTATTAATAACAACAACAGTAGCAGCGCATCCTCTTCTGCTTCTTCATCAGCAGCGGCAGCGGCGAGTGCAAGCCAAGGAGTATACGTCACAGGAAAGCCAAAAAATAAATGGGTTGCTTTCTTCTTGTGTCTTTTTACTTTATGCGGACACAAATTTTACGAAGGAAAGTTCGGAATGGGTATCCTGTACCTCTGTACTATGGGTCTTTTCGGAATAGGCTGGATTATCGACCTGTTTGCGATTCTCGGAAAACCGAATCCGTATTATGTATAGATAATAAAAAATGGCCTAACAGACTGTGGCGCAATCTGTTAGGCCTTTCATAAGAGGTTACTCCCCGGAAGGAATAATCTAATGAACATGATTATGTTATCACACTTCCGGCGGCTTCGCAAGTGGAACGGGAAAATTTTCGATTTTTTTCGACTATTTTTTCCCGTCTGTTTGCGGCCGCTTTTTTGCACCCATTTTGCGCCGTCTCTGTGGCTTTTCCAGCCACTAAACGAAAGGAGCCTATAGATGGCAAAGGCGAAATATACAAAGCAAAAGAACGGGTATTTTCAAGCCCGTGTGTGGGATGGAAGTTATGTTGATGGAAAAAAGCACTACATCACGATCCGATCGAAGAAAAGCAGTAAGGATCTGGAAACAAAGGTGGCAGCCTACAACGACAAGATTAAGAACCTCGAAACCGTCCGAGACAAGAACATCCTGTTCCTGGACTACGCCGGGCGGTGGCTGAAAGTCTACAAGGCCGAAGCGACGAACAACACGAAGCGGATGTACCGGAACATCATCGAAAAGCATCTGCGGCAGATGGACGGCGTGCGGCTCTGCGATGTCCTGCCGATCCACTACCAGACAGTCCTTAACGACGCGGCCGGAAAGAAACGCATCCAGCAGCAATTACAGATCACGTTCTCTCAGATCATGAAGGCCGCGGTACATGACCGTTTATATCCTTCCAACCTGCTCGAGGATCTAAAGGACGTGATGAAGCCGATTGACTACAAAGCAGATGAAAAGCGGCCGCTGACCGCAAACGAGAAAAAGGCGATGCAAGATGCTGAGTTATCCCCATCTGATCGAATTTTTGTGGATATCCTGTACTGTACCGGATTAAGATGTGGAGAAGTTCTCGCCCTTACTCGGTTCGATGTTGATTTTTCCAAAAAGATCATCAACGTGAACAAGGCTGTTGAATTTGATGATGCAGGAAAGCCGAGCATCAAAGAACCGAAATCGAAGAACGGATTCCGGCAGGTTCCAATTCCTCCGCAGCTCTATACGTCGCTGGAAAGCTACGTGCGGTTCTGCATCAAGGGAACACTTCTGTTTTCCATGCAGGACGGCAAAATGGTGTCTAAATCCTCTTACCGCCGGAAGTGGGAAAGAATCATAAAGGAAATGAATAGAGTCGCCGAAAAGCCCGTCTGCGGACTCACAGCCCATATTTTCCGACACAACTATTGTACGTCACTATGCTACCAGATCCCGCGTATCTCGATCAAGAATATAGCGTCTCTCCTGGGGGATGACGAAGCAATGGTTTTGAGGATTTACAATCACATCATGCTGGAAAAAGAGGATACCGCAGGAGCGGTGGAAGCTGCTCTTTCCATGTGACACGAAAATGACACATTTACATTCCTTTACATTACTCTACAATACCTTACTTTGATTTTCCGATAATTTTATTCCGACAACGCAAGAAGGCTGAAAACCCTTGATTTTACTAGGGTTTCCAGCCTTTTCAATTAATGAAGCATCGGGGATTCGAACCCCGGACAACTTGATTAAAAGTCAAGTTTCCTTACCTCCTAAGATGCCCGCAAATACGCCATTTTTGCGAAAGCCCATGACGCAAAAATGACACATTCAGATCTTAGCACATTGTGTCTATCCTGTCAAATAAAAAAAGGCGTAGGGAAATCCCCACGCCTCTTGATATCTTTTATATTTTTTACTGGCGGTTACACCATTCCTGCAAAGCCTTGACCATCGCTGACGGGTAGCTGATCACGCCGTCTACCGGTGTACCGAGTTTTTTCTGGAGCGCACTGATGGTCTGCGGTCCGATATAGCCGTCTTCGGTCACTCCCGCCCATCTCTGCATGGCCTTGATCAGATCGGAGCCGCCGGACAGCTTGCCAGACCATTCGGCCGCCGCGATGCCAGCACAGTATTTTTTATTGCTCATAGGCTGGTCACTGATCACGCCGTCTACTCCGGTTTTAAAAATCTCCTGCAAGCGTTTGGTCAGCTCCGGTCCCCATACTCCATCAACCGAAATCGCTTTTACGGTCGATTCTTCTTTCGGAGCTGCTCCGCCGTAAGTGCAATACTTAGTATGGCAGTTAATCCAGCCAGCACCGGAGAGCAGCCGTCCCCAGCTTCCATTCTGAATTTCTGTCACCGTGTAGCTGCCGCGGTCTTTGATCGTTCCAACTCGTCGGCTGTCTGCGTTCGGCTGCTCTCTAATATTAAGGTCGGTATTGACCTTGTAAATACCAGGCTCATACTTTCCGCTTTCTGGCTGTTCGACCGATGCCGCGTCACTGATCAGGCTCTTAAACCGCTCCCAATCCCCTCTCTCGATGATCTGGCTCGGGCAGTGCTTGCTACAGATATCGTAGTGGCGGTATACGCGACTTGCCGGAATGCCAGTCTCCCGCATGATCTCTTTGACGACCGCTACCGTGTTCTGAAACGCTTTTTCGTAATTATATCCCGCCTGCACGCACATCTCAACGCCGATGCTGCTACGGTTGCCGTAGCGTCCAAACAGGTTATTACCGCCGTAATTAACCCCGACGTGCCAACACCCACGGCTGTGCGGTGCCGCCTGATAGGCGGTGTCACCATCATCCACGTAATAATGGGCGGACATATTCTGAAAATTGCCGTTATACTGCGCTCGTGCGTGTGCCAGCGCGTCTGCTCCGGCGGCGAAGTTATCCGTGTTGTGGACTACGATACATTTAGGATCGTTCTCACTGTAAGTGTTCGTGTTACTGATTAATGATCTGTCAATTCTCATTTGTCGATGCTCCTTTTCCCAAAATTTGAATTCTTAGGAACATTGTACTCTTTTTCTCACGGCTCTTTGTAGGCTTGTTAGACTACGTATCGGTGATGGCTGTATCTTACGTTTTCCTGCGTTACTTTTGCGTAGATCATCGTGGTACTGATCCGCGTATGACCGAGGAGTTTCTGCAGATCTGTCACGTCCATGCCGTGGTCTATCGCATTTGTAGCTGTGGTGTGCCGGATCAGATGAGGAAATAGCGGTCTCCCGATGCCGGATCGCACGCCGATGTTGTGGATGACCTGCTCTACAGCTTGCTTTTGCAGAGCATGGTAAGGCTTACGTATTGTACAGAAAACGGCATCTGTATCGTCTTTTCTGGTAGCCCAATACTTCTGCAGAGTGTATTCTGCGCGGGCGTTAAGATAAGAGACTCGGTGTTTGCGGCCTTTTCCGAATAATCTGACTTCTTTCGTGGAGAAATCAATATCTTCTTTTTTGAGGATCGCCATTTCCGAAACACGGCATCCGGTACTGTAGAAAAACTCGATCATTGCTCTTTCTCGAAGATCAACGCACGCATCCCGTACCATTTCCATCTCGATGCCATCAAGTGGCTCTCGCGGCTTCTCCTCGTACTTAATGGCGTGGATTTTCGCACATGGGTTCTCCGGAATGTAATATTCCAGACAACACCAGTCAAGAAACGTATTGATAACGATGCGCTTAGTGTCAATGGTATGATCCGAGTTCTTCCCAACCAGCCCGTACAAATATAAGCGGATATCGTTTGCCGTGATTTTCTCAACTGGCTTGCCGACGGCGTACAAAAACTGTTCCAGATAACATTTGTAAGTTATAAGCGACTGCGGACTCATGCCCTCAATCTTTTTCGATACCATGTAGACCTTATAGCACGCTGGTAAGAGATCATCCGGAACCGCTACATCCCTGCACTTCTTTTCAATGTTGTAATCGTCCGAAAAGATCTCCAATTCGTTAAGCACAACTTTCATCTGCTCAGGTGTGAGCTTGCCGTTCAACTTTGTAATAAACTCGGTCGCAAAATCTGCCATAAAAAAACCTCCTTTTGTGGTTCACAAAGGGAGGGTATTGTGATATAATAATACACGTACCCTTTGTGGTGCAGTTTGGAACCGGGTGTGTCTTTGGTCGGATAGCCCGGTTCCTTTTTTTGTTGTGCTTACATTATACCACGTTGTTTGAAAATAGGAAGTCTTTTTTCAAAAAAGCAAGATTTAAGCAAGATTTTTAATAAATTAAATCCGCACAATATCCAAGTGCTAAGTCTTGATGAATTCTACGTTCATCGCATTCACATAGATGTTGTGGATATATTTCATTTGCAAGAAATATTTCATGAATCATATTTCTACATAAATTTAATATGACTTTCTGTTCATCTGGTATAAACCATTCAATGAATGCTTCGTAGCGTTCCCTATTCTTTGCTACAGATTTATCATAGCCATCCTTTTGCTGTTGATTCCATTTACTGTATGCTTCTGGTTTAGGCTTTTCAGTATATTCTTTCAGCCCAAATTTACGAAGTGCTAAATCAGTTATTACAGTTCTGATTTTATATGCATAATGCTCAACTTCAAAAGGAGATGGCTTTCGATTTGCTTTTAATACCGACATTTTTATCTCCTTCAATGTATGGCTGTAACACCACCCACCTAAAGGTGGATGGGATTACAGATATTGTTTCATATTTCCGTCAACATCTTAATTAACGAAGAAGAGCGGGCGAACACCAAGAGAACGAGAGGCGTTGGCGCCGTCCGCATGACCGTCGCTGCCCACACGAGCGAAGGCAGTCGCACTCTCCACACCACGAAGCCAATAGTCGAAGCGACGGTGAATGTATTCTGGTGCTAATGCAAACAATGGAAGCTGAGAGTTGATGCATCCAACTTCATAGCCACTGTTAGCCCATACTTTAGTTCCATATACCATTACTTCTGACATCAGTTCAACTTTGCAGTCATACCACGCCCAGCCCGAAGATTTTCCGTCAGCAGTAGCATTCGGTAAAACATCTCTGTATGATATAACATGAGAAGATCCAAAATCATTTACAATTTTCTGAGTAGCTTGTGCAAGGTTAGATGTTCTCATATCTGAGTTTGCATATGCACCAGTTGTTGTATTTGCAGCAGAGCCTTCCGTGTACTGACCGCTATCTGTATTGTGCATCTGTGCGTTATATAATGCAGAATCTGGAACAAGGCACATGTTATTACCAATTGACACATTATCACCACAATTTTTAATAATGTTAAAACCAGCAATTCGGTAAACAGTACCATTGATCGTCAGATAATCTCCAACATATAAATCATCAAAAGTTCCATTTTGAATAGCTTTTGACATAGCCGAAGTATAAGAAGTCCCAAGATTCTTGCCTCTGAAAATAGAATTGTGACCAGCAGCACTGTTTCCTACAGAACTTTTATTTAATTCGTTAATGGCGCCCGGGATTGTCTTATTAGTCGTATCGAGCTGAGAGATACCCTCAGACACGATTTTCTTAGCAATCCATTTCCACAGATTGCCGAAAGTAAACTTTTTATTCACTTTGGCTGGGGTGTCGTAGATGAGAACAAGGTCGGTGTCTACCGGTTCTGTTTTTTCGGTGTAATCTGTGAATTTTGCCATATTAGTTTTCCTCCTTATTGAGCTGATTATTTTCAATATATTCATCAATTGCGGCGATATGCTTTTTCAATTCCGGGTTAACCGCGACAAAATTGCCGCGGTTATTCTGACTGATAAGGTCGCCGGAATCGTCCACCTCTGAATAGGTGTAAGCGATCCGGATGCCCTCGCCGGTTACTAATTTCGTAAAACTTGTTAAGACTTTCATTGTTTCTCCTTTCATGCTATAATTTTCGATTCTACATAATCAATATACGTCTGATAGCCGATTTCGCTGTAGTCCAATTCCGGCTCTTTTTCATATGGAGTTTCGTTCTTTTCCAGTCTTTCTAGCGTGTAATCTGCCTGTTTAGCTTTCAGTTCCCATGAAAAGCTAAGATTTGGTGTTCCTTTGACCAAAAAGTAGTCTGCCGTTTTTTCCTCGATCCACAGGTCGCCGCATCCCTCTTTCTGCAAGAACACGTTATACTTGTCATTTCTCAGCACTGTTTCGCCGAAAATATCGTCAATCTGAACGTAGCACAGGCCGTTTTCGTCCGTTTCCGCTTCTCCGATGTCTCCGAAGAACGGGCTTGGCATCTCATAGCAATACTGGAGACGCTGACCGTAGTTTTCGGTATCTACAATTCTATTTTTGGTTCCAGAAGTGTAGATTCCCTCTGCGGTTACATGTGAACCTTTTGCAAGTCCATTTCCTATTGCATAAAAGCCGCCGTTTGCATCCTCTTTTCCGGCTTTCATGTATACACCATAATTCGAGAGCGAATCAGTGACAGAGGAATATCCTGAAAGATCGTCAGTGTAACACATTCCGAAGTGTCCGCTTGTCCACGTGCTGCCAATTCCAGCTCCCGTTGATCGATCAAGCAATCGAACGCCAGGGAATAAGTACGGATTCATTTCAAAAATATATTCTTTCCGAGTAACGCCAAGTCCCCAGTTAGCCGTACTGTTAACTTTTACGCCGCCTGTGGAGATTTTGACAGCTTCATTTCCGTTGACCGTGCCTTGTATATAGTCATTTTGTGACTCAAGGTGGATCTGCGTACCATATATGGAACCTTTTTTCAAATTAAAACCGTCTTTGTTCCAGCTTCCGATCTTATTTCCACTGGAATCATACACTTCCGCTTGACCGTTGCCGTTGTTGACTCCGCCAAGTTTTAAGGTTCCGCCTTGTGCGTACGAGAAATTGAGGAACAGTTTTCCATCTTTCAAGAAAATGCCCTGTGCCGCGCCGTTATTGGTGAGTCGGTTAAAAATTTCAAGCTGTGTTAAGGCCTTGTCAAGTGCATCTACCGCGGAGTTGTCCGTATACTTATTTCTCTTCTGCCAATCTCCGGCAACATACGAGCCGGACTCTCTGGCGGTTACGCAAGTCATGATATCCGCGGTCGATGAGTCAAACCAGAGGTCGCCGATCGAGTACGGAGGTTTTGGCTGGCTTACGAAAATCTGAGCCTTTCCATCAATGGCATCGTAGACACCGCTCGGCGGCTCTGCTTTCATCTGTTCCCACGCGCTACCGCTGTAGATATAGGATTTCTGCTCGGTCGTGTTGTACCACAGATCACCCTTATGCTGCTTTTTCAATGCGCCCGTTGTCCACGACTTAGCTGGGTCTGTGCTCTGCCGCCACGTTTCCGCTTTTCCGTCTATCTGATTCTTAACATCAGCAAGAGTGTTTGCGTACTCTCCCTTGATCCAGTTGTTAAGAGAGGAGTCATCCGTGTATTTATTCCGCTTCTGCCAATCGGATGCCACGTATGAGCCAGACTCACGAGCCACAACGCAGGTCAGAATGTCGGATGTCGCCGAGCTGAACCAGAGGTCGCCGATCGAGTACGGAGGTTTTGGCTGGCTTACGAAAATCTGAGCCTTTCCATCAATGATGTCGAAAACATCGTTCGGGATGCTCATTTCATGCCAAATTCCGGCTTGATAGATGTATTCCTTATTGGTCGATGGGTTTTTCCAGAGATCGCCATCGTGAACCATCTTTTCACTTTCAATCACGGTCATGATTGCCGCGCCGGTGCTGTCCGTAACGGTCGCTCCGGTGTGATCCAGCAACGCTTCTGCGGTCGTTCCCGTCCACTGTAAGGCTGGGTCGGTTGTCTGATACCATGTTTCTGCTTTTTTGTCGATCGAATTGGAGATTTTCTCCATTTCTTCGTCATATGCAGTGATGAAATCGCCCAGTTCCTTGCTGACTGCTTTTACGGCGGAGTCATCCGTATACTTATTTCTCTTCTGCCAATCTCCGGCAACATACGAGCCGGACTCTCTGGCGGTTACGCAAGTCATGATATCCGCGGTCGATGAGTCAAACCAGAGGTCGCCGATCGAGTACGGAGGTTTTGGCTGGCTTACGAAAATCTGAGCCTTTCCATCAATGGCATCGTAGACACCGCTCGGCGGCTCTGCTTTCATCTGTTCCCACGCGCTACCGCTGTAGATATAGGATTTCTGCTCGGTCGTGTTGTACCACAGATCACCCTTATGCTGCTTTTTCAATGCGCCCGTTGTCCACGACTTAGCTGGGTCTGTGCTCTGCCGCCACGTTTCCGCTTTTCCGTCTATCTGATTCTTAACATCAGCAAGAGTGTTTGCGTACTCTCCCTTGATCCAGTTGTTAAGAGAGGAGTCATCAGTATATTTATTTCTTTTTTCCCAGTCTGTAGCATTAAAATTTCCGCTCTCTCTCGCAGTCGTACAGGTCATAATATCTGCACTGGAAGAATCGAACCATAAGTCACCCACATCATACGGCGTAGTTGGCTGCTTAACGAAAATCTGAGCCTTTCCATCAATCGCGTCAAATACGGCTTGTGGCGGCGTTGATGTCATTTCCTGCCATGCTGAGCCATTATAGATATAAGTTTTCTGGTTCTCTGTGTTGTTCCACAAGTCGCCCTTATGCTGGGCTTTCAGCTCATCCGTTGTCCAATTGGCCGCCGGATCAGTGCTCTGCCGCCACGTTTCCGCCTTACCGTCAATCTGAGTAGACAAGTTGGCAATAGTCTCTTTGTAGTCGCCGGAAAGGAAGTTTTCAAGCGCGGTATCGTCTGTATAAGTATCTTTTTTCGCCCAGTCGGACGCATTATACTTTCCAGATGTGCGCTTAACTACGCAGACAAGGATAGTTGTTCCTGTGAACCATGTATCGCCTACGTCATAAGGGGGAATCGGTTCGCCAACAAAAATCTGCGCCTTGCCGTCGATTTTGTCAAAAACATCGTCTGGAACGCTCATTTCATGCCAGCTTCCGTCCTTATAGATGTATTCGACATTGTTAGTCGTGTTATGCCACAAGTCGCCGTTATGAGCCGCTTTTTCGCGTTCCCATACGGTCAGAATGTTTGCGCCGGTGCTGTCTGTGATATTTGCGCCGGTATGGTCCTGCAATGGTTCAGATGTGCTATTATCTGTCCATTGGAGCGCCGGATCTGTTGCTTGGAACCACGTTTCGGCTTTCTTGTCAATCGAATTAGAGATTTCGACAAGCGTTTCTGCATAATCAGTGTAAATGAAGTTGTTAAGCTTAGAATCATCTGTATACTTAACTGCCTTGATCCAATCAGACGCATCATAGGAGCCGGACTGGCGTGAGCGCTGGCATCTCATAAGATCGGAAGTGTCATTGCCCACCCACAGGTCACCTACATCGTACGGAGGATACGGCGTAGCTGTAAAAACGCGGCGCTTTGAGTCTGCTGTGTCTTTGGCTTCTGCGGCTTTCTGCATGGCAAGCGTGATATCGGTATCCTGTACGAGCTGCCAGCTCCACGCTGATCCGTCTTTCTGGAAGCGGTACGCATAGCCTTTCGACTTCCAATAGAATAAGTCTCCCTCATGAGCCGTCTTCTTCTCCTCGGTATCCCATTCTTTCGCCGGAACGTTGTTGAGCGTAGGCTCGTAATCGTAATAGAACGTTTCGATCTGACCGTCAATCTGCTTTTGCAGGTTGGAAATCATAGGGTTGTATATATTGCTCTTAAAGTCGTTCAGAGAAGATTCCGCTTTTTTTTCGGCAATATCTGCCACCGTTTCGCCCTGAATGGAAAGAGAAACCACGCTAAGCCGGACTTCTCCCGTCTCAGCATCCATGTAGACGGTCTGTTTTCCGTTTCTGTCCTGGATGATAAGGGTTCCGCCAACTCCCCAATCGAAATTGATGCCGATAGTAGTCATGATCTTAGCTATCATGACTCCATCTACAGTAAATCCACCGTTCCAAGTCTTTCCGCCGTCGGTCGATGCTGTGATTGTATCAGCTGTAATTTTGAAAACACTTTTGGATTCCGCAAGTGTAGGCTTATCGTGCAGATAGTAGATGCTGCTGCCGTCCGGCTGCACTTCGCTTGAAATATAGGTTCCGGGCGCGTTGGAAACCTGTTTTTCGAGAGCGTCCATCTGTTTTTCAAATTCTTTTTTAATAACCTGCTGCTGCTTTTTGAGATTCTGGTATACTTTCGAGCCAGATGTCGCCTTTTGCGACTTTACGGTTTCTGGGCTGTCTGTATCGCATGAAATAGACGTACTGCCAAGGTACGTGTAAGTAATATTGCTCAGAACCGAAAAGAAAAGATTTCCTTTCATATCCTGCACGAAACACGGGTCCATAAACTCAGCAAGCGGGTTTGAAATGTGATCTCCGCTGAAAGTGTAAAATTCCAGCCCAACAATAACATTTCCGATTAGCTGCAGTGCCTGTGCTTCTTTGCCGGAAATCAATGGATTTTCGATCAAGAAGCAGTAATCTTCCGAACCTACAATATAAGATTGCTTTTCGTCTCCATCGTCATTCTCCGCCTTAACTCCGGTTATCCGAATCATATCTGTCGAAATGCTCGGATTCTTCTGAAATCCAGAAAAATTCTGTGCTTTCGTGTAATCATACGTGCCATCTGACTTTTTAAGGCCGGAAAAATCATAGCTCTTAATAATAACAGCACCGTTGGAATCGCACATGGCATTACCGCCAGCAATCATAGCGATATATCCGAGCATATCCCTGCAGGTAACATTTTCAAAAATTGCATCTACCACGAAATCACCATTTGTGAATTTCGCGCTGCCAGCAACAAGATTACACTGAATGCAGACATCCCGATAGATAGTGAATACAGTCGCCGGAAACGTCGTATTTGCAACGTAACTATCGGATGTTTTCGCCATGTAATCTGCAGCAACAAGCGTAATTGTGGATCCCGGCGTGGTCGGCTCAACTACAGAAAAGATTCCCTCTTTGATTTTTTCTACGCTTCCATCATCCAGCGTCATTCCCGTAAAAAGCGTGATTTCTGCGCCGTAAAAGTCAATGGCATCAAATCTTCCGTCGTAGTTATCCAAATTAAGCTCTATTGTTCTTGAAAGCGCCACACCGAGGGGGAATGAACTTCCCCCATTGGTGGTGATGCTGTTACCGTCAATTCGAAAATCTTTGGACGGATCCAGAGTCAATTTTGTGCCGTTCCGTAAAACCACGTTCGCGTACGCATAACATGCAGAACCGTTTTCTACTTTTTTCCTAAATTCTGTGCTTACATTTTTCATGATGGGTCAATCCTCGTTACCTGGAAACTAAGACTTGTGCATTTTTCCTCGCCCTCTTTGAGGGAATATATCGCTGTGTCAACGTTTGCAACATAAAATGCATGTGTCTCCCATTTTGCGGTTTTGATATTGAAATAATGGAAATTGAACTGAGACTTGAAAACAGTCTTTGAAAGGATTTCCGCTGCTGCTTCAAGGGTAATATCGGTCCATTTAAGGTTATACGCTTCAACGGTGAATAACCTTGTGTTGACCATTTTGCCGTTCATAAGCCGCCCGGAATCGTCCGAAGATGTTGCTGCAAAAGCAATTGTGTAACCATCTTCGTCAACATCTGGCGGCGTGTAGCCATCAAACTGCAAATGATTTTGTGCCATGTATGCCCTCCTTAAGTCGTAGACAGCTCGAATGGGTTATTTCCACCCTGTATCTGCTGCAGCTTTGCTTCGCTGATTGTTTCCTTGAACAGGACTTTTCTGTCCAACTGTGCAACGAAAGTATAGCTTCCATTGCCTTTTCCAGACTCTTCCCGGACAATCTTACGGATAAGCCCCTCTGGTGCTTCGATATTGTTTCCGCTTTTTTGATCTCCGAGCATTGCCAGAAACTCCTGGTTTGGTGGGATGACCGCACCGGATGCCAGATGTGGGATTCTTCCGATAGTTGGAATATTTACATGCGGAATTCTATTTACGCCGCGGATCAAATTATTGATTGCTCCGATTGCCTGATTAACCATGCTGATGATCCCATTAATCGGAGCACGCACAACATCACCAATTCCGCTCATGATACTCGAAAAGATATTTTTGACGCTCTGCCAAGCATTCCGCCAGTCACCAGTAAACGCGTATTTAATAAAATTCATAATCCCAATAAATACGTTTTTCATAGTTTTGAATATTGACTTAATCAAATCGCAAAGCACCTGCGGAGCAATTCCAGCTACGCCAAAATATTTTACCCAGTCAACAGAGAATAATTTTTTCACCAGTGACATAAATGGAGTTAAAATATAGTCTCCAATCCATTCAATTACAGCGCCGCATGCATCCGCGAATCCCTGTGCTATTTGTCCTGCACCGGAAAAAGCTTTTTTCCAGTCGCCCGTAAACACACCAACAAGGAAATCGATCAAACCGCCGAGCATATCCAGAATTCCGTTTGCCATTTCTACCGCAGCGCCCAATAAATCAATAGCCGCGTCGCCTAGCCATTTTACAACGGGAGCCAATAACGGAATTACATTTTGAAGAATCCAATTAATAAGGGGAACAAGAACGTTATTCCAAATTTGCTGCAACGCATCAATGATTTTTGCGCACACATCAAGGAATTTATCGACAAAATCTGTAAGAGGTCCATTAATCAAATCTTCGAGCCGCGTTCCCCATTCATCGATGATAGGCACTACATAACTATTGTAAAGATCAAGCAATGTTGCCAAAATAGACGCACAGCCTGATTCGATATCATCAATAAATGGCTTAACGCTCTCATCATAAAATGCAATGATTTTGTCGGATGTGCCGTTTAAAAAGTCCTCGATAACCTGCGCGAGATGCTGAATAGGTGCGATTGTTTCGTTAATCGCTTCGACTAATTTATCTTTGTTATCGATCCATGGCTGCCATGCAAGATACATTTTATCGCGCTCGTATCGTGCAAAAATTTCTACAGCCAAGCCGCCTAAAGATGCAAAAATCCCGATAAGATTTCCTGTCAAATCTTGCGCTGTTTGTGTGCCAAACGTTTTTGCAAATACTTCGGCTATCGTTTTTGCGATAAGTCCGAATTCATCTGCAATTTCTGTTCCGACATTGAAAACGTCAACCAAAAATTTCTTGATTCTATCTTTATTTCTGCTCAGATAGCTTTCAAAACCGCCTACAAGATTAACAGCCAGTGTAAGGCCTACGCTTGCTATTGATCCGGCCACGACCCCGAGATTATAGATTACAGATTCTGCAAAGCGTTTTGCGGCTCCTACTACTTCCGGGTCTGTGAAGATCTCCGCAAGATTTTTTTTGATGGATGCCAGATCCTTTTTCAGCTCTGCAAGCTGCGGTTTGTAATCTCCAAGGCCATCCCAGAAGCCGGACATAAACAGGTCTTTAATCTTTTTCAGTAAATCAAAAACTTTCTGCAGATTATCCAGAAAAGCGTTAGGGATCTGCTCTTCCGTGAACATCGGCGCACTGCCTGTTCCTCCTCCACCGCCGCCAGCTCCCGGGGATTTGCCGCCACCGCCGCTGCCGGAACCGCTGTCGCTTTTCGAATCCATCTTGTTCAGATCATCGAGAGGGGAAAGGTATTTTTCCGTTGCTTCTGCGGCCGCATCTGCCGCATCTGCCGCGTCGTTGGTTGCGTCCGCTACATCTTCCGCACTCGATGCCGTATCGCTTAGAGATGCCGCGTAGTCCTTCTGAACGGCTAATGCTCGGGTGTATGTTTTTTTTCCGGAAAGCATCGAAAAAAACATACTCACGTATGTTGCCGCGGTGCTAAGCATGTCGATAAATTTGGACAGAATAGGTGCAATCGCCGTAAGAATCGGCGCAAATGCTGTCGCAAGACTGTTTTTGAGCCGTTCCAGGCTGCCCCACAACATAGAGATAGCCGAGTTGGTTGAGCCGGATTCCTGCGCTAGGTTAGACATTCCGGCCACAACCGCGCTTCTTAACTTATTGAAAAGTACGAATAATGAGCGGATGCCGAGACCGTATTTTAACAACGTCATAATTCCGTTTTTGGCATTTCCCGCCGCGCTTCCGGTTTCTTTCAGTGAATTTGCTGCTTTCTTTCCACTGTCAGCAACCTTTTCATTGGATTTTGCCAACTTTGACGCGTTGTCTGCTGCGTTTTTAGTTGCTGAATTATTCGCCGAGTTTGAATAGCTGTCAATGCTGTCTTTTACGTCATCATAAGAGGTTTTTAAACGGTCATTGATATTGGCCAGCTTTTCTTCTTCCTGCGCCAACTTTTCCATTGCTGCAGCTGCTTCTTTTGCTGGCTCGGTTTTGATTACATCAGTACCAAATTTTTCTTTTTCGCGCATTTTCGCTTCTACTGCACTATATTTTTCGTACAGAAGATCGAGATTTTCTAAGGTGCTTTTAATTTCTTCATCATTAATTCCACCAGTATTTGACGCACGCAATTCGTCCCATTTTGACTTTGCCACATCAATTTCTTGACTTAATGACTCAAGCTCAGATTCAAGTTCTTTGTATTTGTAAGTCGGAGTTTCACCGCCCAACGCAGAAGAAAACGCTTCTCCGTTTTGCTCCAATTCTTGTAATTCTTTATTTGCGTCATCAATTGTTTTTGCGAGCTGGTCAATATCATACTGATAGCTCTTATACTTTTTGCTGTCTTCACTGCCGCCCAGCGCCACAAATTTTTCCTGCGCATAGATGAGTTTTTCCATCTGCGTCTTAGCAGACTCTATCTGCGCCTGGATCTCTTTGTATTCGTCGGTAGGTATCTGCTGCTTTCCGAATTCAGCCACCTTTTCTTTGAGCTGTTCGACTCTTTTTTCCTGCTCTCTGTACTGATCGTTCAGCTTTGAGAAAGCATTTGCCTGTTTGTTGAGTGATGCTTTGGCCTTGTCTCCAAGACCATTAATAGACGAGATACACTGCCGCACATTCGCTTCCAGCTCCTTACTGCCAGCTTTTGCGCCGTTGGTGTCAATCTCCGTATCAATGATGATATAGCCGTCAGCCTGTCCCGCCATGCGTTTTTCCTTCCTACCGTGTAACTTTTAACGGTTTGTGCCGGTGCTCCGTATGCTCCGGCAGTTATTTTGATATTCCGAAAAGCTCTCTAAGAGCTGCTTTTTCTTCTTCGCTTCTCTGACCGCTTGCCGATTTCAGATCGATGATAGCCTTGTTATCTCTGTAATATTCCTGTTCCCACTTGTCCAGTTTCTTTCCTTTGGCTTTTTTATCTCGGATACTTACCACGGTCGCAAACGTGCCTTCCCCGATCTCCATGTAGAATGAAAAAAAAGTCCACCAGTGCAGATACTTCTGACCGCGCACATCTTTTCCGGCAACCTTATTGATAGACGGTATAATAATGGTTGCATCCTGTATCCAGTCCATCAATTTCGGTCTTTTCCGCTTTGTATCGTCCAAAAATCCGCAGTCAATAAATTCACATGCTTTTTCCGCAGCTTCTTCCCATTCGGCTGGTTTCATATCGTCAAAATCAATATAGAGGATGGCTAACATGCTTATGACCTGTTCCGCCCTCTTTTCGTCCTCGGTCATATCTGGTTCGAAAATCTCGGGATCGTTCATACATTGCAAAATATCCAATACCACTCGGTAATCTGAGCGTATTGGATATTCTTTGCCTGCAACGTTGAGCGATGTCGGAAGGCTCCACGCGTCCATTATTTACGATATTTAGCAACGTATTTATTCATACGTGTTCGAACTTTTTTCGCCCTGTGTTCGGTCTCAGTTTCGATCACGCGGCCGATAGCGTCAACAACTTCTTCGAAAAACAGCTTTCCAGAAGCAAGCGGAGAGAACGGGCCTAAGATGCTGAAAAATGATTCTTTCGAATCCGATCCGATCAGATAGGAAAGCTCATCAGCAACCATGCTTTCAACCTTTTTAATGTCCGCCGGTTCGTTTTCCGGAACTGAAAAGCTGTTCAGATGTTCTACAACCTCATCATATCGTGAGATAAGATTGGTGTCGGACGGTCGAAAATCAAATTTCCCGTATACATGGCCCTGCTTATTTTTGATGTAATAAGTTTTTAAGCCATCATCAATAATGATATCGTTACTCTGCGGTTTTACGAGTTTATTGCTCATTGGAAAGCTCCTTTCTATTCGTGTGTGATCTTACGCCAGGGATGTGCTTCTATCGGAAGCTGGCGCTGCGCCCTCATTAAATTCCGGAGTTCCGGTTTTAAGAGAAGCTGCGCTTACGTATCCTTTGGTGAATTTGCCATCTTCGGAAACGGCAAACGGGATATTAAGGCCTGCAGTATCGCCGCCGTAAGACTGCGGTTTTACGATGACCTCACGCACGTACGCAAGATGATTGGTCGCCGCTGTGTCCTCCACGATGACTTCCAGCATAAGGGTTTTACAGGCATCGCCTTTTTTACGTTCAAGGGCGATATCTCGCAGCACCGGATACAGTTTGTTATCCGGGTCAGCATAGAACGGATCAGCATCCATAGACGGCTCATATCCGTTATCTCTCGTTTTGGTCTGTCCGAGAATGTTTTTGGTTGTTTCTGTGTCCGGGTTAAGCTCTACGGACATATCCTCGATGTCATCGCCTACCAGCACCCAGCTTGCGGATGCCACGACTCTCTTGAAAGTCGAATCAAGGTAAGTGGCCATTGCTTCACGCTCAAGTTTAGACATGTTTTTTCCTTTCTACCGCGTAACTTTTCGCGGTCAGCGGCTGCCGAATCGGTGCCGGTATGATTATTTTTTTGAATTTTTTCCGATATTTTAAGGACATACTGATAACCCAGTCTTCCACTTTGTTCTCTGCCACCGTATCAAGATAAGATGGCGTAAGACGGGTTATAGATTCAATAACTCTTCCTTCTGTAAGTGTCGGGTAAGATTCTAGATGATATTCTTTCCTATCCACCTGCACAGGCTGTTTTTCCAGCCATTTTCCGAGAGTGTCAAGAAATTCTTTGATTTCTGTCTTAATTCCCGGCGTTGTAGGTGCTGAGCGATACACGATGTAAAACGGATAGTTGCAAAGCTGATCCACAATTCCTGTGATGTATTTCTTTTCAGAAGCAACCACAGCTCCACTCACTGGATAGAATGCAATCCCTTCATCCTCTTTGAGCGAAGAAAACTTGATCTTTTCGGTCGGCTGAAGTCCGGGGAAAGTGTTCAGAACTGTTTCCAGCGCTTTCGTTACGATGTCGTATCCGTCCACATCGTATGTAACAGGTTTTTTAACCTCCTCCGGCACGTTTCTTCACTCCCTTCACCCATTCTTTGCCGTGTGCCGCTTTTGCGGCATCAAACCAGTGATCCGTAGCAGACGGATGCGCGGTTCTATCGAATTTTAGTGGTGTATCAGTAACAACTTTTTTTGCGCCAGGTCTCGCCCACGCTGAACGCGTCTCCGGATCAACCATAAGTTTTCCCTCGTACAGGAACCGTCCATACGGTGGAGCGCCTGCGCACACCTTTCCAGTGCCCTGCATGGATGCACTGCGCACTCTGGTTGCATCCACCATGATTCCGTCACGAAAAGGCATGTACGGGATCATATCATTCATAACCTGTCCATCAAGCCAGAACTGCGCTTCCTGGAACTGCTTGTCAAACCTCGTAAGGTCTACCTGTACCTTAACATGTCCATTCACAACCGAAAAACTGGGGAAATGCTTTGTATTACTCATCATCTTCCCCCTATCTCAAAATGAGGAATAAGCCTGTACGGACCGCCTACATTGCTGATGGAAAACACATTATCGTATTTTTTGTTCATGTAGTCATAGAAGCCGCGGTCTACTCTGCTTGTGTATTCCGCGTCTTTCACCACGCCGTACATCTGTCGTTCAACAATTGTGGAAATCGGCATTTTCTCGTGATCCTGCACGTATGCTCCGTTATTATCGATAAGATAAGCCTGTTCTTTCTTGACGCAGTAATCGCCGAGCACGAAAAAATCTTCGTTAGCAAAAGTGATTGTTCCCGGGAGTTCTTCATTCGTCTGAGCTTTCCAGGCTTTCGGTGATAACCACTTCTTTCCCTGCACCATAATTGTGCCGTTATATGGCGTGTACGCCACGTGCAGGCTGGCCGTATCGGCGCTGTCAATGCCGGTTCGGACAATATTTGCGACCTTATCCGTGATAAGATCCACATGCTGCAACACGGTCGGATACCAGAATACATTCCCGGTTTGATCTTCGTACCGGTTGAAAAGAGTTATGGTTTCGTCATACATGTTTCCACCTACTTCTTATTCTTCACGAGAGCCGTTTCATATTGACCGCTAAAACGTGATTTTCCATTTGAGTACCACGTATAGCCTTTAAGATTCGTAAGAGCATTTTCTACGGGTTTCCAGCCTTTAGGGGGGTATTGAAACGTTTTACCATCTTACCGTTTACAGTTTTCATCATTCCACTGTTGCTACCTCTTCCACCCATCATTTTCTCCTTCTGGCTCCCCTGTTATAATTCCGTTCTGCTCTGGTATCTTTTTTTGCAGTACGGTTAAATTCGTTCCAATTTAGAAAATCATTCGTTTCTTTTCTGTCCTTTTTGTAATTTTCCAAATCTTTGCGCCACTCAGAAGCCGAAATGTTTCTTGTCGTAGCCCCGTTAGATTCCGCACGCTCGCGAAATTCTCGTTGCGACATATTAAGCGGCGTAGGTTGCTCCATTCCACCAATTCCACGTTTATAGTAATTAATACCATTTTCTCGTGTAAAATAATACCGCGTTGTCTCGCCGTTTATTGTAACATCCATGCCACGCTCTCGGGGGGGCATGGATAATCTGCTGCTTGCTCCTCTTCCGCCCATCTCACAACCTCACGCCTGCATACAGGACCGGAACGCCGTCATCCGTCATAACGCCCTGTAGATTTTCGAGAATAATCTGTGCCACGAGCACGTTTTCTACCTTTTTGTCCATCGCCGCTTGTCCGTAGACGCTGGAATTTGTACCGCTGGTTCCGGTCACGTAGGAGATGCTTTCACTGCCGGAAGAAATCGAAGAAACGGCCTTATTGATGACCGTTCCATCTTCTCTCTTTACGGTTCCTACTGTTTCCATCGCGGCATTTTTTACGGTGTCGATCTGAAAAAACGCATCCGCCAGTGTACAGACCGCTTTCTTGATCTTTTTCTGTGCCCGTTCGTTTTCCGGCAGCCCGTCTGCAAGACGGTCGAATGTCAGAATGTCAATTCGCTCACTTGCCCGCTCGGCGTACCGCGGAAAATCGGATTCTGGCACGGTATCGCCGAAATATGAAGTTGTATAAAATTCATAGTCTGCATATGCCACGCCAGATACCTCCTATCGAGTGATGATGCGTGCAATTGGGATTGCTTTTATTGGGAAATACTTCTTGGTAGAAGTACTGTTATCATTTGCAAGTTCCCAGTTAGCACCACTCTCTAACTGGGAATTCGTTGGTGAAATGAAACTAGGTGTTTTGAAAGAGATGCCGTATGGGGAAAAAATTTTTCTCTGGCGTGAATACAAAGTATCCTCTCCGCCTTTTTCCTTCGGATCTCTATCCATCTCATACGGAACCTTGGCACCACAGTTTGTGTACTCGATTGCACCATTTCCGAGAACGTACGTTGTGTACGCAGTGCCCGCTGGAAGAAGCACAACATAATCTCCTTCTTTTACGTCGGTTACATCGCTCTGCACAGTGGTTTGTTCCACTTCTCCTTCACCAGATCCGGCTGTTGTAACTTTTAATGCCCCAGGATCTGTTTTTGTGGCCTTGACATATTTTGCGTTCAAAGAAGTAGTCGGCATATTGTCATCAACCAGGACAGTGCGGCCATTCAATGTGGCGAGTGTTAAATCTCTTTCGATTCCTTCGCCGTCATTGTATTTCATGTACGCAAGGAGTTTGAGATTTTCAAGATTAGTGGCAATCTTAGAATGCATAATTGCCAGACTGAATTTCCCTTTGTTGTCTCCAAGCGCCTGCTGAATCGCATTGTTCAGCGTGGTTTCCGCAAATCCTGTTTCTGTCGCAGACATAGAAACATCGTATGTGTGGTCATTAACAAACTCTTGGTTTTTCTGGCCAGTCATCGAAAAAATTCCTTTCAGTACACAGAGTAACGTTTCCTGGTCTACGTCATCCCAGTATTCAGCTACTTCCTGCGCTGCTGGCATAAAGTCTTCTCCAGTGATATCGGAGGAGAAATCTTTTTCTGTCCATCCGTGTGCACGTCCAACTACAATTCTTCCGTGAGTGTAAGTATCTCTGGAATCAGCAGTGATATCCGTATTGCCGTCATAATTATCCGCAGTTCCGCCAATTCTTGCCTTGATCGGAATTGTGATATAGTTTCCGCCTGTCTGATCCGGAAGCATAGTTGCATACTGTGGTTTTTCTACAATAGCGCCGGATTTCAAAAGTTCATTTCTGTTGAGGTTTGGTACAGCATCGACATACGCACCGAATACTTCACCGTTAAAATTTTTGGTATCAAATAATGCCATAAAAAATCCTTTCTACCTATAACTTTCAAAAGGTAATTAGGTTAGCAATGGTATTACAAACATACCATCGGTTTCTCTGTTACATATACTGTTTAATATCAAGACCTGGATTTTCGTTCTTCATTTTCATCAACTCAGCCATCGTATATTTCTGTCCTTCCTGGTGATGCTCTTTACTTGATGGTTTTGTAAAACGGGCTGCATTCTGCTGTGTCTGTTTCTGCTGCTGATCCACGAAAATTCCTGTCTTCTGTTTTCCGTCCTTGTCGGTAATCATCTCTGAGAAGATGTCCGAAATGGACTTTCCTTTTGCAGAATCAGCGTCCAGAGCTTTCGCAAGCTCCGCGCGGTAGTAATCAGCCGTAATGCTGTTCAAAAACTCGTATTTCTTCGCTCCCTTTTCGTCTGTAGCCGTCAAGAAATCATTTACCTGTTTTTCGACTTCTGCCTTTCTGGCATCTGCTGCCCGTCCAGCTTTCTCTTCGTTGAGCTGTGTGGTGAGGGTTGTAACTTTCGTCTGTAATTCTTCGACATTCACGTCTTTAAATCCCTCCAGCTCTTTCTGCACATTGTCCAGCGAGTTCTTGTACTCATCACGCTTTGTTACCACCTTGTCGTAATCTGATTTGGTCCGATAGTTTTCTTCCATCTTCTTTTTCAGATCTGCTTTTTTGTCTTCCGGAATCTCGATTTCGAGTTCTGAAAGAATTGCTTCGTAATTCTGCATTTTCTATCCTCCTAAACGTTGTTTTTAACTGCCCGTCGGCAGTAATGGATTTAGGCAGATCAACCTCTGCCGGGGTAATGGGAAAATAGGATTCGAACCTATCAAGCAGTCCAAAGATCCAGCATCTTATGGCAGAATCAAGGGGGATGATGCCAGTTTTCCATTACTGTTTCCCAATTGTGTAATTCATAAAATAATAAGAAACACGCCGCGTTTTCAGAAAGGCTTGAGGAACGGAAAACGCGGCATATTTCAGACACGTTCCGAGCCTTGTGCAGGCTCTTAACAGGATCCCCTAGAACGTCGAAAGGAGGTGAATTGAACATCAAAATGACTTACAAGCCAATCCCAACTTCTTTTCACACTCCTATCGTACTATATATGGTATTTTTCGTTGTACCCATCTTGCCATCATGAATCAGCAAGTTTTCGAATCTGCTGCATGATGGCCTGTCTTTCGTCGCGGAAATCCGCATCGAGAATCATGGCTTGCAGCATGTCGAATACCTCAACCATAAGACGGCCGACGGAATCCATCAGCTTGTCTTTATGGGCCGTGTCTCCGTGCTCCTGGTACGCCATTTTTGCCGCGATATATTCGTCATACAGCGCGTCAATATTCTTATCGTATTTTCCGTTACTATATTTCTTGATCAGAGTCTCTGATGCGTCCATCATAACCGCCGGAATGCTCTCACACTCCATTTTTCGCAGATTACACAGTGTGGTCGTAATCTTGAACATAGCATCAAGGTTATCTGTTGTGAGCTTCTGCATCGCAGACTTTTTTTCTCTTTCAAGCTGATCTTCCAGCACTTCTTTCACGTTTCCCATCATTCAACCTCGATTCCTTTCATGCGTTTTTTGTATTTCTCGTTCAATTCTTTCTGTGACTCAGTGATATGGACCATATCATAGCCGGTCGAGATCAGATCAAGAATAATTTTGTCAACCTCTTTCAGTTCATCGCCCACATCATCTATCAGCGAAGCTACAAGCATGAAATCTTCCACATTTCCTTTTCCAAGTAACGTTGCGGCATAGCTCTGATATACCGCTTTTGTCTCCTCTTCCCATTCACGATAGGCGGAAAATCCATCCTCTACGGCTTTCTGCTTAGTGCCTTTTCCGACGGAAAGGCTTTTTGCGGCATACCATCCGTCCGGAATCATTTTCACATCGCCAGAAAACGCATCTGGAATAATTTTCCCGTGCCGTTCGATGTAATACCGGCACACCTTACGGCGCTCAAGGCTTTCTGCGATGTGCTGGTACTCATGTATCCGTTTGTAACCTTTCAGCCCGAGAAAATCGAAATAATCTGCCATCTGGCCGTGCATCATGATAGCTGCCACGAAGCGGCTGTTGATTTCCGAAAAAATAGCATCCGCATCTGTTACGTCTGTTTTGCTTCGGAAAGTAATCATGATTCGTCACCCCCTACGCAACTTTTTTGATGATGAGGTTCGCGTCTTTTACCAGGACTTCGGTTGTAGAAATATTTCCGACTGATACAGTAAGGCTTGTTCCTGCCGGTACAGGGATCAGCGTGTCCGCGCTCACATTCTGATAAGTGTTCGCCGTAACTACGGTATAGTCCATCTCTGTTCCTCCAACCGCTTCTCCGTTCAGTTTCAGCGTAAGCACGGTCGCGCCTGCTGCCGCCGCTGTTACGTTGCCGTTGAATTGTAATTCCACTGCGATAGGAAGGTTCGTGCGGTTCGTTATTGTGAAAATTCCGCTTCCCTCGATGTGGTTCAGCCATCCGCTGGAGCATCCACAACGACGGGATTTTACGCGGGTATTTGTGAATACAATATTCTGTCCTGCTGCTACTGTCTGTTCTGCTTTGGCAATTACATTTAACATAATTTCTCTCCTTTTCTTAACAAAACAGGGGTAAGCTCCACGCCTACCCCTGCAATTTTGCACAACTACTATTTCGTAGATTTGGAATCTTCCAACATGCTGATTATTTTATTTTGGTTTTCGATGATCCGGTCAAGGTACTTTCTGTCCTGTTCCTGCAGATGTTTTGCGATATCCGCATTGCTTGCCTGTGACAGGTCGCTCTGATAATTCATCGCCTGAAGGAATACACCGAACAGGTTCAGAAGATCGAGTGCGGACAGCTCGCTTGTGTTCATCACAGCACGTTACCGCCATTTCCGCAGCATCCGCCGTATCCTGTCATGTTGTACGCAAAATACGGGGAGCATGTAAGATAAGCCGGTGTAGGTGTCGGGCGTACCGCATCAATGATTGTACGGGTCTGAGAAACCTGTGAAATCTGATTGTACGCGTTCTGCAGATCGCGGTCACGGTCTGACAGCTTATCTCTAAGTGCCTGGATGGTGTTTTCCTGCATCATCTGTCTGGTTGCGTTTCCATCGGCCAGAATGCTCTCCTTGATGTCACAGCAACACTGTGCCATCTGCGCCTGCATATTCTGTGCCATGAGTGCCGCATCATACCGGCTCTGCAGGATTTCTTTCTGCGTTTCACAGCAACAATTCTGCTGTGCCGCCTGTACCTGCTGTAAGCCGAGCTGATTGGTGTAACGATTTTCCAATACGTCCCTCTGTGTCTGGCAAGCAGTGTTGGAAACGTTCTGATTGGTGTTGAAAATATCACGTTTCACAAATTCATCCGAAATGAAATTATCATGTACGCCAGTTTCAACGCCGCCGCGGTTCCATCCGCCCATCATCATTGGGAATAAGAAAGCTAAGAAAATAATCCAAATCCAGGAATTATTTCCCCAACCATCATCGTCGTTGTTTCTTGTGACTGCTGCTACATCAGCCGCGGTCAAGCCTAATCCGTCTGTCATGATTGTAATCTCCTTTTAATTTTTTATATTAAGGTGCGCACCTAAATATCATTTTAAAATTTCTTATAGTGTGGTATAATATTTATGTGGGAATAGGGATTCGCGACCCGAAAGTCACACGCCTTAGTGATTTTCCCACATTACTATTAAGGCCACATCTGAAAGGCAAGGTGTTATTTTATGCCAAAAATTGATTTAACAGGAAAACGTTTTGGACTCCTTATCGTCATTTCTCGCGGCGATAAAACGCCGCACGGAATGTATCGTTGGAATTGTCAGTGCGATTGTGGAAATCTTACTTCCGTTCCAACATGTGACCTAACAAATGGTCATACTCGTTCTTGTGGATGTCTAAAGAAAAGTAAGCAAACCATCAACAAAGCTTGTCTGACTCGTCAGCTTCGCTACGGTATCAGTAATGACAGGCGAAGCAAACATCCTCTTTATGGCACATGGTATCAGATGATTTCTCGTTGTGAAAAGCATAACGCTCACAATTATGACCGTTATGGAGCGAAAGGGATTTCCGTGTGCGAAGAATGGCATGATTTTTGGAAATTCGTTGAATGGTCTGATTCAATAGGTGGCCGTCCGAAGGGATTCACACTCGACAGAATCGACTATAAAGGCAATTATGAGCCTTCGAATTGTCGTTGGGCAAATAATCATACTCAGTCGATGAACAAGTCATCATCTATCCTTTTGACACACGACGGAAAAACAGAAACTCTTGCAACTTGGGCTAAAATAATTGGTATCAGCGATCAAGCTATGTATAATCGCTACAATCGCGGATGGAGTGAAGAGGATATGTTTTTACCGAATCAAAACGGAAATAATAAATTTAAAGGGCGGCACTAGTCGCTCTTTTTTATTTCATTAGCCCGGAGAACTGCCCCGGGTCCATCCCGTTCTGTCTGCACATTTCCTCGAATACCTGCTTCGGGTTCTTTCCCTTGCACATATCCATAGCTTTTTTAACATTCGGGTTCGTCTGCGCCATCTGTTCTACTGCGGCCTGCGGGTTGCCCGCCTGTTTGAGCTTATTGACCATCTGCATAGCCTGCATCATCGCGCCCATCGGGTTGTTACCGCCTCTCATATTGCCTATCATGCTCATTAATGGATTCATACGGGTTCCTCCTTATTCTCCGGCTTTTCGCCTAATCGCGTCAGCAGAGCGTCAAATTCCTGCCGCGTAACGTATTCTTGTCTTTCTTCTTTTGGCTGGCTCTGTGCCAGGTTTAGGGCTTCTGGCGAGATCTCGGCGAACTGAAACACCTTGAAAGTCGCGCTTCCCATGCCGTCCACAGACTTAACGTAGAAAACAGGGCTGTTGTTGTCCATCATCCAGGCAGTGTGTCCAGGCTGGACAATCTGATTTCTTGCGCCCTCGATGCCTGCAACCTGTATCCAATTTACGTTGCTAGTCGGTGCCTGCGGCTGTTGCTGACTCTGTGGTGCATACATGCTCATCTGCTGGTTTCTCGCCTGTTCCAACTGATTAATTCTTTGCTGAAGCATTGCCTGTTCGTTCGCAAATGCCTGCGGGTCAATATACGGATACATATTCATCCCTCCGTTCTCTTTCTACTCATATTTTAGGCACAAAAAAAGGACTCTGACAGTTCGTCAAAGTCCCATGAAATACTCAAAAAAGTATCAATTAACATACTTTAATGATTTTGGTGTTTACGTTTCTGCTGATCCGTTTTGCAGTAGACACAGAAATGTTCATTAGTTCCGCACACTTTTCAAGCGGAATATTCCTACTCCGATAATCAAAAAGTGTACGTTCGTCACGCGTAAAATTACAATACGCGCGAAAATATTCCAGCTCCGGTACTGTGAATTCATACACTTTCAAGATAAACCCTCTTAATTTTTCTTGTCGGTCATCGCATTTACAAGTTCTTCCCTCGTTTTTTTTAAGCCCTCGATGTTGTTCCCTGTAATCTTATTTTCGATCAGATTGAACATGCTCCTCATTATCAGATTCATATCATCTCGTTGGGTGCGGATAGAGGTATAATCTTTCTCAAGTTTTGACTTGATATCCTTGATATCCTCCTCTATTGTCTGCATCCTCTTTTCCAGATCCCTCTCGGGCTTTTTGAATTTCTTCCATGCTCCGGTCAGAACCACAATCGCGCCACCTACTGTAGTTATCCAGCCGCAGAGAATCATGATTTGATTAATCGTCTCAATCATCTGCTTTTTCCTTTTTGCGTTTTTGATATCGCCGTGCATCCGCTGCGGCTCTTGCTGCCTGTTTTCGGTCCCAATGGGCTATTTTCAATCGCTCATCATAAGGGCGCAGGTTGTTGTCTTCGCAAAACTTGCGATATACTTTAATTTGCTTACTAAGCAAATTAGCTTTTTGCTCTGTTTTACTTTGCAATTTGCTTTTCGTCTCATCGTCGCTTGCGTTGTCTATAGCAAATTGCAAAGTTTGAATTTGCCTTTTGCTGTTTCGTATTCTCCGCTCCAACAATCGTTGCCGCTTCTGTGCTTCTTCCACCTTACGATTATCTGCGTATGAGATGTTCTTAGCGTCAAACGGGTTGTTCTTTCCGTCTCCCGATCCGAAGCTATGTCGGCAATTCCAGCCGCCCAGCCCCTCGCCGGTACCGTATCCAGTCACCTCGTAGAAATTCGGGTATCTCCTGTCTTTTCCGGTACGGGAATAGAAGCGGCCCTGCCACCACAGATGATTCCCTGGGTTCTGCCCGCCGTCTCCCGTTCGTGCGCCTACATGAGCAGAAACAAGAATTATATCCCAATCCATCTCTTCCATCCGCGTCTCTGATACGTCGCACGCCGCCTGCGCTATGCCGGTGCGTACGATGGTCATGGTCGCAGATTCAAGGCTCTGCCGGTATCCTGTCGGGTACTTGACTGTCAGCCCCTCCTCGGACACTTTCTCGATCAGATCAGCCACCACAGCGCCGTAAGACTCTCCGCCGCTCAGAACCCTGTGATAGGCGCTGTCAAGCTCGTTGATAAAGAGTCTCTGCGCTTCTTCCGCGGTCGTCCGGGTGAAGTTCCGCCATGTGCCCGCGGTCGCCTTATAGTCTCTTTCCAGTACGCGCATCAGTGTGGGGGAAAGAAGAAGCGGCGTAGGTACCAGCCCAGCCGCCTTATATACCGCGTCGTCCCACTTGAGCGTCTGTATTCCCGCGTCAACGCAGGCTGATTTGATCTCTGATAGCTGCTGATTGGTCGCCTTTGCTATCTCTTTCTGGATATCTTCCAGCAGATAGCCAGCTTCCTGCAGTGCTTCGATTCTCCACTTGTCCGCCGCCGTCAGCATGTAGTTTTCGCCGCGTTCCATGCGTGTTAAAATCGCCTTGACGATCTTCCGCATGATCCGGTTGTGTAAATCCTCTGTGATGGCTTCTGCGCCCTCTGCCGCGTGCTGCAGATACTCCGGGGTAAGCATGTCTTATTCCTCTTTCTGTGCCTGTTTGATGATCTGGTTTGCTCCGGTGCTTGCTAATCCGCTGACAATGCCGACGGCTACCGCATTAAGCACGTCATGCGCCGGAAAGTCCGGGATTGTGTACATACCAACAACGCCAAGCACCGCTCCCGCCAATCCTACTGCGCACGGAATCCACTTGTTGCTAATATCCGTTGCTTTCATCACCATGCCTACCAGATAGCAGACTACTGTGATGCATACTACTGTTGCTACTCCACTCATATCCATGTTATCATTCCTCCTTATATTTGCTGTCAAAAAGCTCATCCTCTTTCGGAGTGGCTTCTTCGACCATTGCCTTTGCGTCTTCCTCCGAGAATCCCTCGAACTTGACGAAATACATCCACGCCGGTACTTTTCCGGCATTAACGTAATTCCACCAGCGTGCGCGGTCCTCCTCGCGGTTGTACGTAATATCACCGAAATCATACGTTACTTCGTACTCTCCCGCCGGACTCTCGCCGTACAGATCCGCATAGACGCTCAGCGCGTAATAGACGGCATCCATGCACTTCTCGAGCTGATCCCGAACATCCTTGATGTATTGGATCGTCCGCCGGTCATCGGATTCAACCTGAGTTGCTGTTACCATACCGGTTTTTTGGTCGAACACGAAATAGCCGTTGGAGAATCCAGCCTTATAGCCGATCTGCGACAATAACGCATTGATTCCCTTAACCCTCACTTCTGTGTTGAGTGTCGGGTTGATTTCCTGGTAGAAAGAATCCGGCCCATCGCCGTAGACGTTTCGAACGTACTTCGGCAAGTTCTTTGTTGCGGCAGCTCCCGGGTTCACCTTATTAACCGGCGTGCCAGCCGGAGATAATAACCGATCATCTGCTAGAACGATTCGTTCACTGTCATTGATTTCTCCGGTCATGCGCGAGTACGCGACATCAAGGTCTTTCAGTTCTTCCAGAGCTTCGGCATATACCGGCAGGCCGAGTGGCGTAGACTTATCTACGTTATTCGCCTGCGGTGTCACGAACACGCCGAACATCGGACCGTCCAGGCTTTCTCCGTTCGTTTTCAAGATCGGCGGGGAGTCTGCCATAAGCTCAGACCATTTCGTATCTTTCAGCGCCACCGGATCGCCGATTGAATCGGGAGATTTCGACCGATACGCCCGGTTGGAAATATAGTAAGGGCGTACTGTTTCCTCGCCCTGCTTTTCTTCTGCAAATCGGTGATACTCCAGCCGCGTGTAGTACCATTTTCCTTGCGTGTACGTATCTTTGAATATCATTCCGGTGATATTCTGGTTGTCATAATCGGTTATAAGCACTTCATCAGGTGTGAATACATCCAACGTCTTCCCGTTCGGCTTGATGACTACCGTGCCATACGCACAGCCATATTCCACCCATTTGCGGATACTAAAAAACACTGCATCCGTCTGTTGCTGCAGCCATTCCGCCCGTGCTGATCCCTCGATTGTGATTTTGATTGCTAATGTCGCAAGCCGCGCTGTTTCGGAGCTTAACGATTTTGCAAAATTGATTGTTCGGATGCCGTTTTTTACATCTTTCCACGGCGGTTCTCCGGAATAAACAGCCGCGCACTTTTTTATGACCGTATCCATTACCGGCGATTCGATCGTATCAACGTTAAACGCCTGCTCCGCTTCGCTTCGAAAAAACATGCTTAGCCACCTCTTAATAGTTGTTATCAGTCCCATTCCTAGCCCTCTGTCACTTTTCTGCCGCACATCGGGCAGTAATTGACGTTATGCGGCGTTCCCTCGATGCTCCCCGCCGCTCTTGTCTCGACCATCGTCTTGCGTATCAGCTTGCACTGATATATGTACCGTGCACGCTGATCGAATCTTTCTAAGGTTTTCCAGTTCTTCAATTCATCGCAAAATTCGCACATTATGCACTATACCCCCTTCGATTAAATAATGGTTCGTACGCATAACGTAAAGCCGAGATAGCATGGTCGTTACCGTCTGGATATCCGCTGATAACGTTCCCGTCCTTATCCCGGTCGTATTCGTATTCCGTGATTTCTTTGTAAGCGTGCGGTGTCCGCTTCGGATCAATCACGAGAGTTCGTGCCTGCAGGAATTTGAATCCGTATTCAATGCTTCCCGGTCCTTTGATTGCTCCCCTGGCCGGGAGTCCGGCATCCCTATAGTCGTTTACGGACTTAGGCTCCGCGGAATCGCAGATAATCGTATAGTCATCATACCCTTTTTCTTTGATCCATTTTGCTGTTTTCTCATTGCTCCACTTATTCACGTATAGTTCGTCAATGAGATAGATTTTCTCCCGCGCCGAATCGTAGTAAGTCCGCAGATAGCAGTACTGATCCGGGTACCATCCGAAGTCAACGCCTGGATAGATACGGTCCATGTGGCTAATCTCTTCGTCTGTGATGTCTCGGATCTCCAGATATTCAAACACGTTTCCGCCGTCTCCGTTCGGGATGCCGAGATACTCATGCTCGTACGCTTCCGGATTGACTTCTTTTAGATGTTCCGCGTCCTCGATGAACTTCTTTCCGAGCCATTCCGGCGGCGCGTCTGTATAGCACGAGTGGTGTATCACTCTTTTCGGATTCGGCACGAGTTTGATTCGGTTGACCCAGTTACTTTTGCTTTTGGGAGGGTTGTAGGATGAGAAATCATAGGAGATGTCACCGCCTCGTAAAACTGACTGATTCACGGAACGCTCCTGTGCGTCGCCTTTCATCTGGTCTTTCTCCTCTTTCCAGAGGATTCCAATATAACCAAATTCGGGCTTAATGGATTTCAGTTTTGTTTCGTCATCCAGCCCGCGAAAGTATATCGTCTGTCCGGTCTTGATATATTTTATTTCTAGCGGCGATACTTTAAACTCGAACTCTTCCATCAGCCCAAGTTCATTTATCGCCCATTTCATGTTGGCATACACGGAATCTTTCAGTGTTCCAGCCACCTGTCTCGTGATGCAGGCGTGCATCTGAGGGTTATTCTTGAGAATTTCAACGATTTTGAACGCCACATAGGACGATTTCAAACCGCCGCGCCCGCCCTCGAATACATATTCAATATTCGGCTCGATCTTACGGTTGATGTCAACGAATGCTTTTCCAATCACCCTTGCTGGCAGTTCATATACTGCTGCATCTGCTTTCTTATCCGCTACAAGCTGCTCCCACTTCTCCACAGCCATCATGTTTCCCTCGATGGCCTTACTGTACACCGACGCTACGATCCGCGCGTTATTGCTCGCATTTTCATCGTCAATTCCAAGCTTTGCGAGAGACTTTTTTGCCTGCGCAGGTGCCGGGTTCTCGGCTATCATCTTAGCCAGTTCGGAAAGGGTCTTTTTCTGCCTTCGCACCTGTCCAGACTTGATACCGCCTTTTCTGGCGTTCTCTCTTACCTCGCTCTTACTTCTCCGGTTTGTCGGTATTAAGTTTTGTTCGTTCGCCATTCCATCATCTCTGTTCCCTTTCCTTCAGCTTTATTTCTTTACCCAGCTCTTTGTTTTTCCGTCCCACCGAAAGCCTTTTTCTTTCAGTGTTCCGCGTAAGTTGTAGGTTTGCCCGGATACGCTGCTTACCTTATCCCAATTGATTCCATAACTCTCAACTCCTCGAGAATCATGCCAGCTCACAATACCGTGCTTAATCTTATACGTTACGTCCTTGGTGTTTGCTTTCGGGTTACTATTATCAAACGTTCCATATGCTTTTACAATCTCAATTCCACCTTTTTCGTTCTTTCTCTCCACAGCTTCAAAGACGTCATCTCCATAATGTGCTCCGTAGATTGAATTTCTGCGGTAATAGGTCGTGATCGTCTGCTCTTTTGCTTTCGGGTCCAACGCGGATTGGCTTTTCCTGCCTATTCCACTTGCCCCCCTCGTCCGCCCATATCGTTTACCTCTTCAATTTCTTTCCTGTTTTCCAGTCTATGCCGCGTTTTGTAAGCGTTCTTCTGGCTGCCCGCACGGATTCGTTATCCGAATGACCTTTCGCGGTTTTCAGTAACTTATCATACTTACCTGGTTGTGTAATTTGTCCAGATGCAACTTTTTGATTGTATTCCTTGATTGCTGATTCTCGCTTTGCGGCGTACTCTTCTCTTGCTTTTGCAGCATCTTTTTCAAATTTTTTCTGCTGTCTCTGCGTCATTCCATGAGGAATACGCATCTTATCTACCATGTAATCACTCATAGGAGAGGAAAGGCCTCTTTTCCCCAGAAACTCCTCTAATGATTGCTTGGTGCTTCTGTTTTGTAAGTTGCTGCTACTTCCGCGCCCCCCCCATTTAGGTTCCCTCCTTCTTGTATCTCTCCTGGAACGCTGCGACCTTTTCCACGTCTCCTTCCAGCTCTTCCGGAACATTTCCGAAGAAGATCACGCGCTCCGGTGATAATCGTTTCATCATTTCTTCATATCCCCGCAGGAATGCCGCCTTTTTCGCCTTGCTGTTCTGCGTTCCCACACTGGATACTGCCACCACGCTTCCCACCGGCTCGCCATCAAAGCACCACTCGAACGAGCTTTCATCGCTCCATGCGATCGTAGGTATTACACGCAGTCCATTCATTTGCATATATGCCGCGCACCAGTGTTTTCTGTAATGGTTGTAAATCTGCATGGCTTTCGGAAAGTCCGTGTACATGCTGAAATCCGGTGAAAGCACGTAGTCATAGTCTCTCAGTACCTCAATATACCTGTCCGGGTTGTTCCATATACGTTCGAACTGGTAGTCATCCAGGAAGAAATGCACGCCCTTCCCGGCTCTTTTCGTTGTGTTGGCCGCGTAGTTGAATCCGATCCACTCGCACTTCTTGTACTGTTCTGGCATAATTTCGGGGATTCCGTATTCTCCCACGCCGGAAAAGATCATTTTCTCGAGATTGTCATAAGTCTTGTTTGTAGGCATAAAAATCACCCCCATACTAATACACTTCTATTCTTAGTGTACTTGCATGGGGGCTTTTCGTTGTACCCTTTTTGTGCTTAATATCAGATTGTTTTTCCGTTTCTTCGGATTTTTTTCTCCGCTGATGGCCAAAGATCCACATCATAACCGTTTTTTAAGATGAAGTTTTTATCTGTGATGCTTAGAATCAACTCATTCTCTTTCGTACGCACCAAAATTTCGCTTATTTCTTTCCCTCCGATTATCATTCTAACTCCTTCCCGTGCAGAAGCAGCAATCTATACAGTTCCTCGATTGTCTTCCGCCTGTATCCCTGGAAATCTTTCCGCTGCATTGGGATGTACTGCACCTGGCTGATTCGGTCATACCCAATTCCAAGCGTAAGATTCGCGAACAGGGCACTCGATATCTCCGGGCAAGTCTTCTGTGCAGCCTGTAAGATAAGATTCTGGTCGTAGTCGTGCGCGTTTCTGCAATATGATACGATCTTATCCCCAAGTTCTTTCGAAATCCCGTAATCTTTCAAAAATGTGCTCCGAATGCTCATGGTGCAGCTCCTTTCTGCGTTACGCTTCTTTTACCTCATCTCTTAACTGGCAGAATTTATAAGTTACGCAATACGCACCCACGCTGAACACCACCACATGCGTGCTGATTGACACCAGCGTTGCATCGCTCCATTGGTAGGAGTTCGCGTTACCGTCTGCGATTGACGGGCGGCGGATCTTATATTTCTGTCCGATCACAAGCTCTTCTTTTGTCATTTTTATCTTTTCCCTCCCTTTTCATCCAGGTTCATGCTGTCCAATAATTCTTTCATACATTTTTGGCATAAATCATATTCAATTGTGTTATAACTTTCACATCCGTAAGTTTCAACGAGAAACTCTATACAGGTCGCCTTTGAACCATTACCCTGTTTATTTCCATACGGCTCATAAAACGTACCGCATCTGTCACATTTAAGTGCTTTGCTCATCCTTTTCACCTCTTTCTGCTTCCTTGAAAACCAGATCAACAACTCCACCCGCCACTTTTTCAAGTGTTTTTTGTGTCATCGGTATTCCTTTTTCCAGGAATCTTGTACAAGGTCTGCTGCTTGTTCTTCCAGTCTCTCGTACCGCGCCAGCTTTTCAGCGGCATTGCAATCTCTTTCGTTTTCATCTATTTTCTCCTCAATCAAAATCGTATGTTTTCCTTTGTGTTTGCAATCGTTTTCGCATTTAAAGCATCTCTCTTCGTGTGGATTCCTCCGGGCATAGTTGCAATACATATATATATTTTGCTGTTCACTACTGTCAGGAACCAAATATATTTTTTTCGTCATAAAATTTGCTCCTCCCATTCTCAAGCAAATCTCAACTGCTCCTGGCTGTCATCAATATCCAGCGGCCCCCACTGCTGTATTTCTTCTACATTTTCCATCAGGATCACATCCGGCAGAATCTCCTTCGCATGCTTGTACACTGCCCACGGAAGAATCCGCAAACCGCGCTCCCGTGGTTTTCCTCCCTTGGCCTTGCTGTGGCTCGTACAGTCCGGGCTTGCCCACATCAGAGCCACATGCTGATCCTTGACGTATTTCCGCAGGTTGACCTTGAAAATATCCTCGGTCAGATGCAGCGTGGTCGGGTGGTTGGTTTTATGCATCAGAATGGCATCTGGATCGTGATTTATCGCAATATCTACCGGTCTACCCAGTGCCATATCGATGCCGACAGAGGCACCGCCCCCGCCCGCAAAACAGTCAACGATAAGATTCTTTTTCATAGAATTACCTCCAGAATATCTTCCAAAGGGACATAGTGTTTCATGTTATTCGCATAGTAGACAACAGCACATTTTACAGTTTCTTTCGCTCTTTTGGATACATAAAACGCTTCCGGAATAACTCCGACACCTATATCACATTCCTCTTGATAGACTGAATCGAGATAACCTTTTATAACAATATCCTTATACCCAACGATTACGCCGATGAAATTCTTGTCAACATGTTTGAAATAGTTTTTTTCGATATACTCAACGTCTTTTTCGACAGTTCCATCATTGCCCATGCTCACAAGATTATTGTCCATTGCATCAGCAGTTAAAGTTTTTCTGTCGAGTCGCAACCATTTTCCGTCGTTAAATTTTTTATAAAAGCCTTTGCATTTTACCTTGTCGAATAAATTCATATGTTTTTCATTCAGAAGCCCGGTATACCCTTGCCCCGGCCGGAGGCTGGCTCCTTTCTTTGTGTTTGTTATTTTTTATGTTTCTTGTTCCATTCGTTCAGAAATTCAATTTGCTCCTCATCCTCTTTCGGATCTTTTTTCCGATCCGGCGGGTCAAGCATTAGTTTTGCTGACGCGAGAATCACCGCGCAGAACAGAACAATTCCGATGATCTCCATTCTCTTTTCCTGCCTTTCCGAGAATCTGTTTTCTCGTTTTATCCCATTCTTTCAGAAGAGCATCCAGGAAATTGTTTTTATCGTATTTCTTTTCTTTCATTCTTCCGCCCCTCCAAAGCCAAACTCTTTTGCGAGATCCATATCCTCAAATTCCAGCGTCGCGCCGGTCTTTTCGTGCAGCTCCTCGTACATCTTAGCCAGACCTACACTGTTCATCTTCCGTACTGCCGCAGTGTAGTTGTCCATGTACCGGTCAAGCGCCTTTTTGTACCCCCATGTCTCATAGATCGCCAGTGCCGAGCACACGACGTTCGCCGCGCTGATGCAGTCCTCTGCTTTCAGCAGCTTTTCCTGTGCTTCTTTCTGGTAGGCTTCGGACAGGTTTCTCTGCATCCTGTCCACCCATTTCCGCAGGATCTCGAGCTTTACGCCTGTGATCCCGCTTACCTCTGCGGCTGTCATCGTCTCAGGGCTTAACTTAGTTGACGGCTTTTTCTTAAGCTTGTTGCTCATAGACACCTCCCCTATTTTTTTAGTGTTTCATCATCTGGCAGAAGCAAAACGCTACTGTTGCGCAGATAATTGCTGTTTTGATTACTGATACCATGCTTAACCTCCTGTCAATGCCCGCTCCAGCGCCGTGAAATCGTAGTCCCGCTGGTTGAAATTGTTGAATTTGTTTCCTTTCTGCTGCTTCGTCGGCTCTCTTTTTCCCGGCTCATAATTCGCGTCGAGATAGTCCACGTAACCAGAATTGAAAAAGGTACTGCCGTACTGCGGCTTTCTCCAGTCTTCTTTTTCCAGCTCCGTCTTATACCGCTGAATCGCTCTCTCAAGCTCTTCCTTCCCGATTCTAAGCAGTTTTTTCTTTGCTGCATCACTTACCTGCCCCTTGCCTTTTTTGTTCGGATACAGGCTCCACAGACGTTCAAAAAGAATCTTCGCTTCTTTGGTTTCCTCCGCCTTTTTCGACGGCTTCGGCTCTTCTGGTTCTTCGTGTTCCTCTTGCTTCTCCTCTACCGGCGGCGGTGTTTCCTGCTCCACAGCTTCTATTTTCGCCTGTTCCCTGTACCGCGCCTGCCGCTTCCGGTTGCTCGCCCGGATCTGTTCCAACGCGGCTACGTTCTGATGTTCTTCCCATCCAGGGATCAGAAGCGTGTTTTCCTCGTTTCGGCTTATCATTCCCATACTTTCCAGCGCTTTCATGGCTACCAGAATAGTACTTTCTGGGAATCCAAGCTCATTTGCGAGCATCGCCGGAGTGTACGGGATGTTCTCGGTAAGAAAAATATAGCCGTTGGAATTGCACCGTCCGGCCAGAGTCAGCAGCATGACCCAGATAAGAACGATGTTGTTTCCCTCCGGCAGGCCGCGCAGATACTTGATCTTTCGATTATCGAACATGTCTATCGACATCTTAACCCACTTAACCTCGCCCATCGTCCGCACCTTCTTTCAGACTCATTCCCGCTTCGTATTCGCGGAATATTGTCATCCAATCGTCGAGTTCCATCGTGACTAGGATCTTATGATTGTTTCTCTTGTGGAATACTGCAGGCAAAACGTCTTTTCCACTTTCTTTCGCGTCGTGTTTCGCCTGATCCATCCAGTCATAGAGCTGCATTCGCTCTTGATGTTTCGCTTCCACGTGGATTCCCGGGAGGCCTACAACATCGGATGCGTCACCGGTATTTCCGCAGTATTGCGCGGTCCGGCGTGACTCCGTGTAGCCATACTCCCGGAACTTTCTGGAAAGCTCCAGCTCGAAGCGCTTCCCTTTCTGTTTGCTGTTAATCGGCATCTCTGCCCCTTTCCGGCGGCTCCAGCCAGCCGCCTTTTTTGTCGTGACGTATAAAACATGAACCGTTTTGAGATACTCTGTTGACAGTTCCATGCTGGACTCTATGACTTCCCATCCGGGTTATCATCTACAACAATTCCGTATACGTGATACATTTTTTCGAAGCTCGGCATTCCGCGTTGATGTGCGATCGTGTGGTGCGTCCTGCACAGGCAGATTTTCCGATAGTTCGAATCATCCACCCGCCGCCGGTCATTTCCCATGCCGATTGTATCAACATGGTGGATTTCGCCATCTTCCCCACATACCGCGCATTTTCTGTGCTTGATGCACGCGTACAGGTACTTCCCGACATCATCCGCGCGCTCTATTCCGCTGTCTGAGAGCGGTATTCCCTCTTTAAGCACGAAATCCATCAGAAACGTGATGAAATCCCGCGCCGTCCCCATCGAACAGTCTGAAAGGGAGAAATACGGCTCTCCGGTCTCGATCATGTAGTTGCATTTCATAATCTCTTTCATCTCCTCCGGGAGATAGCCCAACTCAATAGCTATATCCCGGATGGTTGCGTATGCTTTCTTCCGCTGCAGATTGGAGATATGCCGCCCATCGTCAAAACGCATTTCTGTGTTCGTGATGGTTTTGTTCTCGATTTCTTCTTTCAGTCTGTTTTTCGGCAGCCGCACTACAAGCCACGTATCACCGTCTTTTTCCACGGATTTTACGATTTCAGCCAGAGCGTGCATTATGCATCACCCGTTGGCATCTCTACTGCATTCGGTGTCTTTTGTAATTTTTTCATTGCTTTGTTGTACTGCAGAATATTCAATTTTTCTAATGCATCGACTCCAAATAATGCAAAAATCTGTTCTTTTCTCACACCGGTACGGCTTAATTCAGCGTTGATTCTGCGTACCATTTCCTCGTTAATTAAGGATTTCCCTGCATCCGCAGTTGATTGTTCATTTGTTTTTCGTGCTTCTGGAGATTCTGCATCTGGATCGTCTACCATATCCGCCGTTGGAATGCAGAACACCTGGAAACAAGCGTATTTGTAAGCAATTGCCATTGCCTTATTGGTTGCCTTATCTCCTGTGTCCATTGCTTCTCCTACAATGGTCGATTCGACAGAGGAACCATCTTCCGCATAAAATGTGAATTTGATTTTGCAGGTCACATAATGCATCATTGAACCGTTTCTTGTTTGCAGTTCTTTCTCATCTCGTTCCAGAATATTCGGGACGATTACAACCTTGTTTTTTGCAAGTGCCGGATGCAGTGCGTTGTAAACATCATCAATGCTTCTAAATTTGAATTTTTGCTGTTCATTCATTTTGTTTTTTCCAACAGCTCCAACATCCGTGATAACACCCGCTATAGATCTGTAGATCATCGGATATGTCGTGTTTTCCGGCATTAAGCGTCCCTCCTTTCAAACCAAATTCCAATGCTGTTAAATGCCATCTCTACACGTTCTAGTTCTTCCTCTGTAGCAACCACCTTGTAAAAGGCTGTTACCGTTTGCGGCTGAGGAAATGGCAAGTCATCTTCTTCATCTTCAAGGAAAAATGGTACTTCCGGATCTTTTGTTGCAACTGCCGCCGCTTTCAGCGTTTCTTCCGCCTTTTTTCGCTCTTCTTCTCTGGCCTTGGCGATTTCTTCGAGCTTTCTGCGTTCCTCTTCCCGCGCTCTCTCAATCTCAGCCTGCCGGCGCTGCTCCTCTTCCTGCTCGCGGCGGATGCGTTCCGCCTCCAATGCCCGCTTTTTGTTGTCCTCGTATATATTAATCCGGGTAAGGGCGGCACCAAGGTCACGGCTCTTCTGATAGACCTGCAACGCATCTTCCACAACATCTGACTGCGTATTGCGGATAATGCCAATCTCAGAAGCAACCTTTTCAGCCATCGCCAGAAGCTCTTTTTCGATCTGTTTCAGGCTTGTGGTGGCGTTGTCCCACTTTTTCACATAGATCTCCTTGAGTGGCAGGTACTCCGCCCATTCACCGGCGCATTCTGCATACAGCGTCTCAACATCCCCATGACGCTTGCGGATGCGCTCTGCCTCCATCTCTTTCAGCTGACTATCGATCAGGCAGATCGGCTCGTCGATGATTTCAAGAAGCTCTTTTACCTTCTCCTCGAAGTCGTTGTAAGGCACCAGGCACTGCGCCTTTACTTCTTTCCGACGTTTCTCTACTTCTTCTCTGGTCTTCCGGAGAGACGCCAGTTCCGCCTTAGCCACGCTCTTAGATTCCTCAGTGAATACCGCTCCCTGATACTCCGCCATCTTTTCGGACAACTTAGCTTTCACATCCTTAAAGTTACACCGAATCACAGCCGGTTCCTGGCTAATTTCGATCTTTAATTCATTCATTTTCTTTTTCTCCTTCTTTTCTGTTTTCTTCTACTTTCTGCAGTCCGAGAATCGCCGCGATTGTCTCAACCTGCGGGAATTTCTCGCTTTCCAGATACCGGCGTACTGCTTCGATGTAACATGTTGCCGCATCTGCCGCGCTTTTTTCTACACTTACATCCAAGCCTACATATTCATACTTTTTCATTCTTCTACCTCCACAAATTCTCCGTTTTTCAGCGTGTAATAAGTGTTCTCTTTGATTTTTTCGCCGTCTACACGCTCTGTTTTTACGCAGATCGGCACATAGCGTCCTTTTTCTTCATCTTTCGCCCATTCCGCAAGCGTGATCCAGCTCCCCTTTTTGCCTTTTGCTTTTGATCTGCTGCCTGCGCACATAATCACAGCGTCTTCTCCGGTGCTATTGATCTGCGCGAAGTCACCGGACGAGCCGATCTGCGCGGAGTCACCGGACGAGCCGATCTGCGCGAAGTCACCGGACGAGCCGATCTGCGCGTAGTTACCGGACGAGCCGATCTGCGCGGAGTCACCGGACGAGCCGATCTGCGCGGAGTCACCGGACGAGCCGATCTTCGCGGAGTAACCGGACGAGCCGATCTTCGCGTAGTTACCGGACGAGCCGATCTTCGCGGAGTAACCGGACGAGCCGATCTTCGCGGAGTTACCGGACGAGCCGATCTGCGCGGAGTTACCGGACGAGCCGATCTGCGCGTAGTTACCGGACGAGCCGATCTTCGCGTAGTTACCGGACGAGCCGATCTTC